AGCCCATTCGTACCAAAACGTATAGTAATCTTTGAATTCTTGCGTACTGTTACCGATTAATACACATTTACCTTGAGGTTGTATAAAGTAAAACTTATCAATATTCATGCCATTATCGGTATCTCCAATAATAATAATAACAACAAAATTAGGTACGCTTGCTAATGCTTTTAATAAATATTCCTGACCTTTACTCATACGTTCATGAGGTCGTTTCCATTCCATTATCATAAATTTACCATTACGTTCAGCAATTCCATCAACATTGCTTGGTAAAAATTTAGGATTATTAGGTATTAACCCTAATAAATCTTCAAAATCAGTATGAGTTGCGTCAGGATTACGCATTAGCATTTATCACTCGTTTCTTTAGACATATAATTTTCAGCAATACCACCGCACGTTGGGTCGCCTTTCCACCAATTCAAACCTACTGGTTTTTCAAGTTCTTTACGAAATTCATCTGTTCTATTCGCATACGCAAGGTCAAACGCTAAATCAATTATTTTTTTATCTTGTTCTTTAACCAATTTATATAACAATTCAATTTCATCATTCAAACGGTTAACTTCTAACATCAATAAACCAATCGTCTTTTCAGCTTCTTCTAATAATTTCACTAATTTTTCGTTCATTTCTCACCCCCAATTAAATTTGGATTCCATCCACAAGCAACACAACGTGCTTTTTTCAACTCTTCATTCTCTACAGCTTTATCCGTGTAAAGTTCTACAATTCTATCCAATTCGCTACCTAACTTTTCTATTTCAGCTTGTTGTTGACGTAGCATGGTGGCGGCTTTAAACAATTCAATTAAATGCAGTTTTGAATCCAATTCTTGCAATTTATCAGCTAGTTCATTTGCAGTCATTTATTCTCCTTACATTGTTTAATAATTTCTTGTGGAATATCAATCGCTAACGGATAAGTAACGTATCGGCAATCGTATTTCACTTGTCGATGATTTAATTCAGTTAAATAAATTACAAATCCACATAAAAATGTCGCTACTAAAAATGAAATAGTTTTCATATATTCCCTTGTCTACGATTAGAAGATAATGTTCTCCAAATGTCGATTATTCTTATTTCGTGATTGCGTTTATTATCGATATTTTTAAATTGAACATAAGCTTTAGTATAAGCATCAATCGCTTCGGCATATTTAACGCTCGCTATAGCTTTTGCTTCTCTTTCTGCTACAGTGCCCTCGGCTAACAAAAAAGAATGTGCCTTGGCTTGTTTTAATCCTTCTTCAAGGTATTTTACTTGCCCTGACCAAGCAGCGTGTTGTTCATCGCTAGTTGCTAATAAAGTTAACGCTTGTTCTACCCTGTTTTCGTTTAATTGTTCTAAATTCATTTCTTTTTCTCAAAATTAATTTTTTCATGTAAAAAACCTAAAATATTAGAAGCCGTTTTGTATAAATTTTCTTCTACATATAAATTTTCAATTTTTTTTGTTTCTAGATAACTTTTTACAGTCCTTTCAGCACTGTAAATATCAAAATTAAAAAATTTTTCAGGTTTTAAACAAATATCTAAAATTTCTATTAATGAACCATATTTTTTTATTTTTAATGTAATTGGGTCAAAATCTTTAGGTAAAAAATTATGGTGAAAACGGCAATACCAAGGGGAATTTACCGAACTAGATAAAGAACCATTAAGAGGACAATCATATGCTTCACATCTACCATTAGTGCTTTCTTTAAAAACTTCCTTAGTTTCTTTAAAATATTTTCCGACTTGACTCATTTATGGTATTTCCTTTCTATTATGTTTACAAAATTTGTTGGTTTTAAAATCCACTCTAAATCAGCTTGAAACGGCTTACCTTCCTTTCTTTCAACTTTACCCATTAAAAACTTAGAATCCCTTACAAATTTAAAAAACTCAATAAAGTATTCAATACCTTCTTGTTTAGTTTTTAACCCATGTTGTTTAATAATTTCTCGCCAACGTTGTTTTAAATAACTTTTCCTTGTATCGCTCCAAACCTCTATAGACCTAAGTTCAGGCAATATATCGTGATAAATTTTTACAATTTGTTCATGAGGACAATCAATAGGGGAAACATCATCGATGTTTACATATAAAGGTTTTATATGGTTTACGGTTAACGGTTTACGGTTAGTATTAAGGTCGCATTGCTCAAGCATTAGGTTAGTTATAGGTAAGCTATCACTATCCTTCTTTCCCCAACGTTTTTCAGCACCTTTTTTACCACCTTCAGATTTAGCACGATAACCCTCAATCTCTTTATCACAACGGCTATGACGAATAACATCACCATCGATTTCAAAAAAGTTTTCAATTATTAACTTAACTAATTTAGTATCAGCCCCAATTTTAAAAGCTAGAGCATCTAAATTATTTTCAAAAGGTTTTTCGGTATCGTAATATAACCAAATTAACCGTAGGTAAGTCATTGCTTGGCTATCGGTAAGCCTAGAAGTATCCTTAATAAAATCACCGATATGATGAGAATAATAAAACATTATTTACCCTTATTAAAAAGGTCAGGTCTAAGCATTTCTCTAGTAATTTTCCCCTCGGTTGCTGTTTCAATTTTTCGTAATTTGTTAATCGGAAAGCCTTTTTCCATCCACCTGTAAACAGATGTAGGTGTATAGCCTATCGCTTTAGCAAAGTTTTTTAAACTACCATATTCTAATAAAAGTTGTTCATTTAAGTCCATAATTCCTCCTTGTTTTTATTTTACGCTGAAAGTATTTTAAAAGTAAACAATTTATTTTAGAATATTTTTAAAAATACTCTTTACTTTGTTAAAAGTTCGTTTATATTTGAATCAGGTAGTAAATTTTATTAACAATTGAAGAAGGGAAATTAAAATGGCTCATGAATTAACTTTAAATAATGGTATCGCCGAAATGGCTTTTGTAGGCGAAACTCCTTGGCATGGCCTTGGTCAAAAACTTGAACAAGACGCTTCTTTTGATGAGTGGAAAATAGCTGCTGGAATGAATTGGTCAATTAATACTTGTCCTGTTTATTACGAGCCTGTTGATAACAATTTTCATCATAACCTTGAAAAATTTTCAGGTAAAAATGTTTTGTATCGTTCCGATAATAACAAAGCGTTAAGTGTTGTTTCTGACCGTTACAAAGCTGTTCAACCTGAAGAAGTATTGCATTTTTTTAAAAGCTTAGTCGATGAAAACGGTTTTAAATTACATACGGCTGGTACTTTGTTTGGTGGAAAAAGAATGTGGGCTTTAGCTGAAACAGGTAATTTCGGTGAAGTTTCTAAAGACGATAAAATAGGTGGATTTCTTTTATTATCTACTTCGTGTGATAAATCTTTGGCTACGACTGCTCGTTTTACTACTGTTCGTGTAGTTTGTAACAATACTTTATCTTGGGCTTCTGAGAATAATACAAATATGGTTAGTTTTAATCATATGACTAAATTTAATCATGAATATGTTAAAGAAAAATTAGCTTCTTCTGTAGCGTTTTTTGGTTCTTTTATGGAAATGGCTAAGTTGCTTAAAAAACAACAAATGGGGCAAGTTGCTGTCGATACCTTTTTGTTTAATCTTTTAAAAGATGTTGACCAAACGTGTTTAGAAATTTCGAATACAAAAGGTTTTAAAAAAATATTAAGCCTTTTTGAAAGCGAAGCAAAAGGTTTTGAAATGGCTAAACATAGTAAATGGGGTATGTTAAACGCTGTTACTGAATATTTTGACCATCACGCTCCTAACCGTAGTCAAGATAAAAAACTTAGTTCTGCTTGGTTTGGTAATGGAAATAAAACAAAAGAAAAAGCTGTAGAGTTACTTTTAGCGTAAGTTATTGATTATAAAGAAGTAGGTGAATAACTACTATTCCCTACTTTCTTTAAAAATATTCTTAACTTTTCTTTAAAATTATCTTTACTTATTAAAATAGTTCGTTTATAGTTGTTGTAAGTAGTAAATTTTATAAATAATTGAAGAAGGGAAATTAAAATGTTAGTTACTTTAATACAAAAAAATGTTTACCGTGTAATTTTAGGTTCAAACCAAGAAGATATTTATTACGTTTCTAAAGGTCGTACAGGCTCTTGGAAAATTAATTATCAAGGTATTACTATTGATTTCGCTAATAACCGTGATGATGCCATTAACCTCGCTGTAACTATACAGAAAGGAGTTACGGCATGAAAGAATTTATAGAAGCATTAATCCTTGGAACACTCATGTTTGTAATACCTTTAACTGTTTGGGTTATTAGAACAGGAGGTCTATGATGAGCTTATACGGAACAGGTTTTGATTCTTGGTTAACTAACGATGGTTCTGAATACGTTAATCAAGACCGTATTGATGCTAGAGTTCGAGAACTTACATCATATGATGGTCAATTTACACATCGGACTTACGAAAACTTTTGTGAAGTCATTAATTCGGTAACATCTGAAGAAGCTAACACAATTTCTGATTATATGTCTGACCCAATTGCTGACCTCAATAAATTTGGTTTATTCATTAAATGTTTAATTATTAATAAACTTGAAGATTGGGCAATAGCTCATGCTGAAAATGAAGAAAACAATGGAGAACTTGATGACTAAAAACATTAATACACGAGATTTAAAAGAAGAAGCTATATGGTCAATGTTTGAAAAACAAGAACATCTGTTATCTATGTTAATTATTTTAAAAGATTACATTAAATCAGATAAATATATAGCTGGTCACGCTGAAGCAATGCTAGAGGGTTTGGTTTCTAAAGTAATTATTGACCAAATAGATATGATTAACGAAGCTGGGATTGAATACTAATGAAAACATTTAACGAATTAAGACTTATCAATGTTAATGAACATACAGAAAAAAAGGGTAAATTTACCTACTTATCTTGGACTTGGGCAGTTGATACTTTATTGCAAAATGACCCATCAGCTACATGGACTTTTGAAAACCCAATGTCTTTTAACGATACTTTAATGGTGTTTTGTACCGTTACNGCNATGGGCAAATCGATGACNTGTCAGATGCCTGTTCTTAATCATCAAAACAAAGCTATCCCTAATCCAAACGCAATGGATGTCAATACGGCNATGATGCGATGNCTTGTAAAGACTATCAGTTTATTNGGTATTGGTCTATACATATATGCTGGCGANGACTTGCCTGATGACGAACCTGTAGATTTGTCAGAAGCAGCTATAGACTGGTGNGATGCTATTGCTGAAGCTACTGACCTNNATAATTTAAAAGATGTGTATACCAAGGCTTATAACGATTTAAAAGCAGATAAAAATGCTGTAGAAAANATTGCTAAATTTAAAGATTTAAGAAAGGCACAATTATCATGATAGAACAGCGTTCTGAAGAATGGTTTAAAGCTAGGCTAGGCAAAGTTACTGCTAGTTCTGTAGCTGACGTATTAGCTAAGACTAAAACAGGTGTATCAGCTAGTCGTGGCAATTATCTTATTAAATTAGCGATTCAGCGTGTAACAGGTCAAATTGAAGAATCCTATACAAATGATGCAATGCAATGGGGTATTGATAACGAAGACCAAGCTAGAGTTGCGTATGAAGTAGCTTCAGGTAATTTTGTTGACCAAGTAGGATTTGTAGACCATGAAATTATTGATTGGTTTGGTTGCTCTCCTGATGGGTTGGTTAATAACGATGGCCTAGTAGAAATAAAATGTCCAAATTCAGCAACTCATTGGGAATACTTTAAAACTAAAGAAGTTCCTAAAAAGTATTTTATTCAAATGCAAGCTCAAATGTCTTGCACAGGTAGAAAATGGTGCGATTTTGTTAGTTTTGACCCTCGTATGCCTGAAAAAAGCCAGTTGTTAATTATTCGAGTTCTTAGAGATAATACTTTTATTGGGATTATGGAAAGCGAAATTCGAGGTTTTTTAAACGAAGTAGAAATTGAAGTTCAATTGATGAAAGGTGTTTGATATGGGAATTAAATATTACGTTAAAGCAGCAATTTCTGAATATACCGATAAAGAAGGTAAATCCAAAAAGAAATATCAGTCTATAGGAGTCGTTATAGAGACCAAGAATGGCTTAATGCTTAAACTTGAGACTATCCCATTACTGGCGATGAAAGAAGGCTCTTTGATGGCTTATTTAAACGATATGGAAGAAGCTAAATCGACTGACTTTCCTAAATCGGATTTTCCTAAAAGTTTAACCGATATTCCTGACGATGTTCCTTTTTAATCATGTTTCAATTTTTAGTCATTACATTATTAATTATTATTATTTTAAAAATGTGGGAGATATTATGACATCAGCAAAAATATTAGACTCAAGAAGATTTCAATGGATACCAAGCGTTCAAACTGATATTATAAAAA